CGTTGTGGAGTGAGCAGCGTCTCAAGTACTGGCGCTACTGGCGGCACTTCGACGGTCTCTGGCTGGATGACTCTGTGTCGGCGACAGATGCATCGTTGAGATACCCGCTGAAGCTCAATCCGTTCAACATGCCGTGTATCTTGCACGCTGGCTTCCTGTTTGGTGAGGTCCAGGATGGTAGCGACCCCTTGGTGACCGCCATTGTGGAACCGTGGGGCCGCAACTCCAGCCAGGAACAGCGGGACCAAGCTACCCGTATGACCGACGTTATCAACCGGGTGTGGACCGAGAACAGCGGACGGGCACTCCAGCAGGAGGGCGGCCTGGTGTCACAGATCCTGGGTGGCTGTGTGTATGGTGCGTTCTAGACCACGTGATGCCGGAGTACTTCTTCCCGGTGTGGTCGCCGATCCGGTACTGGGAGTTGCTGGAAGCCATCATCTGTTTTGAGATCACACAGCTGCAGGCGAGGCTGATGTATGAGACGGAGACCTCGTCTGACAACGCACTTTACCAAGAGCACTGGAAGGGAGAGTCCTACGGGATCACAGTGGATGGCCAGGAGATCAAGTGGGGTGGAGTCGAGCTGAAGGGTAAGCCGCTCACAGGTGTGCCCTACGTCTATATCCCTCATCTCCGCGCCGGTCAGTTCTATGGTGTCTCACTGCTACACCAGAAGGACGAGATGGCGGTTGAGATCAACGATCGGTTCGCTGACGCGGGCGACATCATCTCTGAGAATGCCCGCCAGCTACCCGCAATCACCAATGTGCGCAAGGTCGTTCTGCGGCGGCTGGACAACGGGGTCACACTGTTGGACCTGGGCACGGGAATACCAGGAGGGCCGGAGCCAACCATTGCCTACCCCAACGGCATTCAGGTTAACGACCCAACGATCCGCTGGGCAATGGAGCTACTCAACCTAGCCCGCACCGAGGCATACACACCACCCGTGACCTACGGGCTCGACGAGGGCAGCCAGCGGTCGTCACTCACACTGGTTATGCGGATGCTTCCGCTGATCGTGCACATCCGGCAGGAGCGGACGCTGTGGACACAGGGACTCAACCACCTGGACCGCAAGATCCTGCGAATTGCGGCCGAGAAGGGCATTGGAGGCATTACGCCAGAAATGATCCGGGACGTGCGCATCTGGCAAGAGTGGGCGCCGGTCCTGCCCCGAGACCACGAGCAGCTGGTCAATGAACTCATTTTGCGACTGAACGCAGGACTCATCTCGCCGGAAACGGCACTAGAGCGGCTCGGTGACGTACGTGATACCCAGACCGAGCAGAAACTGATCAAGGCGTGGATGGAGTATTCATCTACCCTGAACAAGCCCGCCCAGGACCCCTTCGGAGGGGCCGGGGCTGGGGGTGAGCAGGCTGGGATGTCAAGGCCAAACACGCCCCAACCAAACTTGACAAAGGAGGAGTAACATGCCAACAGATCCTACTGGACAGGGCGCGCCCGCAACAGGCGCGGGAGGCGGAGAGGGGGCACCCCCAGAGGGGCAACCCCCAGAGGGTGCACCACCCCCGGCCGCTCCCCTAGCACCTGGTGCTCCGGCACCACCCCCGGCTGGTGAGACCACGGCAGAACAGCTCCAAGCCCAACTGGTAGAGCAACGCAAGATCCAGGCGGGACTGGACAAGCGAGTCGCGCAACTGACAGCACAGCTCGGTGTAGAGGCCAAGGCCAAGGAAGACCTCACAACCAAGCTGACAGCAGCACAGACAGGCGCGACCGAAGGCACGCAGGAACTCGATACACTGCGGCAGACTGTGGCCGCCCTTGAGACCGAGAAGACAGTGTGGGAAGGACAGCTGGACGCCACGAAGGCCCAGACCGAGAGGATCCGGGTTGTGGCAGCTGAGTTCCCCGCGCTGGCCCCCCTGGTGGAGGCTGGTGCACTGCCAGAGGCCAAGGACATGGACGAGTTCCGCCAGAAGCTGACCACGATGGCTACGGCGCTCAATGCGCAGGCCACTGCTGCATTCCAGCAGCTGGCTGCGGGGGTCAAGCCCCCCGCGTCGCCGCCGGCGGCCAGCAGCCCGGCTGGTGCCGACTTGGACAGCCTGCATGCACAGATGGCCGTTGCTCTGAAAGACCGCCAGATGGAGACGTATAACGCGCTTCGAGAGCGGTGGTACGCGGCCACGGACGCACAGCTTCCTAAGTAGCAACCAAGGCCGTCACACCCCTGCTCCGAACCACCCATAACTTCTTAGGAGGTGTGACATGGCATACCCAGCTACTGGGTTTGACACATACTACGGCGATACGCCGTGGGAGAACTTCGACAAGAACCAGAGGACGGTCTACGTCCCGGAGCTGCTGGAACAGTTCCGGCTGTCCTCCCTGTTCTACGGGCTCGTGACGTACGGGATCAACCTGCTCGGTCAGCGCACCGGCAGGATGGTCTTCACTCAGATCATCGACCCTGAACCCAATATCGCTGCGCTGGACAACCGGACGATCTGGCTGCCTCAGCTCTACCTGGACTCCCGCCAGTTGGAAATCACCTGCCTTCGCTATGGCGACAAGGTGATGCTCAACAAGTACGATGACATGATCACGTACTGGAAGGAGAGCGGGCAGGCTGGGCTGCGTCGGATCATCTCGTCCCGGTTGGCCCCTCACCTGGTCCAGTCCCTGGACCTGCTGGCTCGCAACGCTTTCCTGAACAAGTCCGTTGTCATGTTCTCTGGGGGCGCGAGCGACTTCGGCAGCATCCAGGCCGACGACCTCTTCGACCTCTCCGTCTGCCGGGCCGTGCACCTGGGTGCAGACTTCGAGCCCGACCCCGTGACCAACCCCATCGTCGGCATCGCTTCTCCTTCCTCGGTCTACACGATCAAGGACAGCGACAACGGTGAGTTCATCAGCCGCCTGCAGTACACCGACACGCGCCGGATGCTCAACTACGAGATCGGCGAGTACGAAGGCGTGCGCTTCGCACAGCACCCGTGTGTGACGCTGTGGAACTGCGGGGAGATCCTGCAGCAAACCACGATCAGTGCGTCCATCACGCTGGGTGACGGTGCACCTGACCCCGCGACCACGAAGGTTGAGGGTGTGTGGCAGGTCGGCCAAGAAGGCGCCACCCACTACATCTCCGTGGCCAGCTCAGCTGGTTTCTCAGCGGGTGACATCGTGACGCTGCACGTCTACCGGGGCGCCGATGGTGGCACCATCGATCTTGCTACGGGCACCGCCCTGAAGGTCACAAATGGCGTGCTCTTCCAGGACCCCACGGCGATGGTACGCGAGATCCACAGTGTCGACACTGGCAAGTTGCTCTTCACCTCCCCAATCACGACCGACAACTTCCAGACCAACCTGGGTGAAGGTGTCTACGGATACGTCACCAAGGGTCGCCCGGTTCACGCAACGGTGTTCTTGAAGGGACCGCGTGGTGTGGTTTCCGGCGTGCTTCAGCCGCCCCAAACCTACACGCCTCCGCCCGTCGATGACACCGAGAGCATCTATCGCTTCTCGTGGGACGCCTACTTGAAGTACCAGCAGATGTACCCACGCCGGTTCGAGGTCTACTTCCACGCTGGCCCAGTCCGCAAGTTGGGACAGGTGGTAAACCTGTAGCCAGAGGGAGTACCCTATGTCAGTCACGTGGGCTGCGCTGAAAGCTCAAGTCGGACGCAAGCTGGATGACCCAACCTACGCCAAGTACACGGCGGCCCTGCTGCTGGATGTGGTGAATGATGCCTTGACGGCATTTGCCGCCACCCACACAGGGGTAGCTTCGGACTTCCCGATCACGGGCGATGGGACAACTTACGAGTTTGCCCTGCCGGCCGACATTGTGGAGACTGAAGGTGCGGGTGTCTATGCGGTGCACTGGAAGGAGAACACGTGGCTCGCACGACGTGAATACTGGCCGGGCGGGGTGTGGCCTAACACGGCACGCTCTACAACGTCAAACCCGTTGGGCTACATCCTCTGGCCCCAAGGCCGGATCAGCTTCTCGCGCGTCCCGGTCGCGGACCAGGCAGTCACGGTACACTACGTGGCCTACCATCCGCTGGTCGAGGACGACAACTCGTCTATCACGGTTCCGAGGTGGGCTCTGGAAGCCATCAAGCTGTATGTCGCAGCGGTGGCTCTGGAGCCCTCCTCAACCAAGGCCGCCACCCTGGGGCAGTACAAGTCGCGCCGGGAGGCGGGCGGTCCCGAGGACAACCCTGTGCTCCGGCTGGCAGAGCACTACATGCAGCGCTACTACGAGATCCTGGCTGCACATGCAACACCGCAGTATGCCAAGCTGCAACCTGTGGGGTGACACATGGGAGAAATGGTCAACGACCTGCTGGCGAGTCTCAAAGCTCACCTGCAGGACAAGATGGTAGACAGCGTCCCCGCCGAGTACCTGGCCATGCTGGCCTACAAGGACTCAGCGGGTGCAGACCGTGTGCTGATGCCTTCCCTCATCAAGGTCGGGAGGCTACAGGACGATCCTACCAGGCTGGATCCTGACCCCCGGGTGCCATCCAGTCACATCGCTATCCAGGTGCAAGATCCAGCGGACATGTCCGATGGGTGGAAGCACTCAGTAGCAAGCTCGGTTGACAGCTCAGCTACGAACCTGAGCTTGCACATCGGCTACCCCTACGAGATCGGGGGGTCGAGGCGCTGGTGGCGGCGGTTCAAAGTGTCGTTCAAGGTGTTCTTCATCTACTCTGACCAGAACGAGGATGAAGCAACCCGCCTGGCCCAGCTGTTCCGGGCCTTGCTAGAGGAGTACTGCGAGAGCAAGCGACCTGACAACCTGCACGGTTGGCAGTGTGGCGGGATGATCGACACCCTGGGCGAGACCGCTATGGAGGCACACGTGGCCAAGAGCCACTGTGTCGAACTTGGCGGACCAGAGGACGACTACATCTGGGAGGGTGGTGTTTGGATACAAGTGCTGACACAGCGGGAATGAGGGTCCTGGGCCTACTGGGCAAGGCACCAGGCGCGGTGGAGATCTACCGCATCACCTTGCCCTTCACGAACCTTAATACCAACAGCAATATGCGCTGCGGCTGGATGCCAATCAAGGAAGCCGCCCAGCACCTGCGGGAGGCACACCTGAGCACGGTGTTCGGCAACGACGTGGTTGTGCTGCACCGGCCCATCTCTGACGTACCAGACGCGGGGGAGACCCTGATCCAGGCCCTCCGGGTGCAGGGCGCGAAGGTCGTCTGTGAGTACGACGATGACTACAGCGGCCAGCACCGGGAGTCTGACTCAGAGAGAATGAATCTGACCTGGGCGGCCTACCTGCCCTACGTGGATGCGGTGACGGTCACGACCAGGCCACTGGCCCAACTAGCGCTGGCGGAGAGTGGCGGCAAGCCAGTCTACCTCCTGCCCAACGCTGTGGACTACAAGTGGTTCACCCGGGTGTCACAGGACGCAAAGCGGCCAAGCTCTGGCCTGACAGTGATGCTTGCTGGCACCAGAACGCACTACGAGGACTGGAAGGTGGTCGGCAAAGTGATGCCCAGCATCATAGCAGACTACCCTGACGTGCGGCTGGTGGTAGCCGGGGACTGGATGGTGTATGACTACCTACACTGGGCAGACACGATCCCGCCTGTGCACTACGCGGAGTACCCGGCCACCTTGGCACAGGCAGACATCCTGTGTGCACCGCTGGTGCCAGACGACCCGTTCAACGCTTGCAAGTCACCCATTAAGGCCATCGAGGGCTGGAGCGCAGCCAGGCCACTGGGCAGAAAGCTGGGTGGGTGTGCGGTGATCGCCACCAAGTGTGGGGTCTACCGAGGCACTGTCCAGAACCGGCACAACGGCCTCCTGGTGGACCACACACCAGAAGCCTGGGACAGGGCGCTACGACTGTTAATCCGAGACGAGTTCCTGCGGCGAAAGCTGCAGGTCGAGGGGCTGAAGGACGCCCGCCAGTACGACATCGCCAATCGCTGGTGTGACTGGCATACAACGTACACCCGCATCGTAGGAGGTGCAACATGACGGTAGCATCAACAGAAGCCATCTTCGGTTTTGGGCCACAGCCCGCCAAGGGCACGCTGGCAACCACGTGGTATCGCCACAAGGCAGCCCGCGTAGACCTGGGACCGCAGCAGACTATCCGGCAGTTCCCGCCAGAGATTGGTGGGGGCTACCACCCAACCGGAGCTTACAAGGAAATGGCCTTCGGTGCCGGCCAGGCAATCCTCAACCCGCGCCTGGAAAGCACCATTGGCTGGCTGCTCTATGCAGCGGTCGGCAGCGTCTCTACGCTGTCCGACGTGCCAGAAGCCAGTATGTTCCGACACATCTTCCTCCCGCCCGACAACTACTACGACTTCCCGTGGATGAGCGTGCGGCGCTACATCCCTGGGGCCACTGGCACCGCCGACAACGTGGGCGAGCTCCTGAAGGACGCCCGCTGTGTGGGCTTGCGGCTGGCAGCCGCGCCTGGCGCAATCTGCACCAGCGCTATCACCTTCGTCGCCCGGGAGCCCAAGCTCTCCGAGACGGGGGTCGACACCTGGGGCTGGGCCAACGCCTACGAGAGCTATCCCAGTGTGCCACTGGCGCACCAGGGGTCGCTCAAGCTGGGCGATGTAGAGCAACCGGCCACCAACCTCGTCTTTGACCTGGTTGACAGCTACACCACGCCACGGGAGGAGCTGATCATCGGGAGTCCGTACCCCGACGACTTCATCCTCCAGTTCCAGACGCTAACCGCGACCTGGACCTACAAGTGGCAGAACGCCGAGCTGTACAAGGCCCTGCTCACCGGCGACAACACCGAGGCTGATGGGGTGATCGACTGGTCACCGGCAGTGCACACAGCGAGCTTCGAGTTCGACGTGTACACACCGGGCGACGCGACCGGGATGAGCAACCCCTGGAGGCTGAGGCTCTACGCCCCTGAGTTCACCTGGCAGGCTGCAGGCCCGCCCGCGCTGATCGGCGGCGGGTGGCTGGCTTTGCAGTTCACCGGTGTGGCGCAGGAGCAAGTGGCCGGCAACACCTTCGAGGTCTACCTCGAGAACCTGACGCAGGCATACACCTGGCCAACCCCGTAACAGGGGTCGTCAGTCAATGAGACGGGGGGTCACTCTGGCCCCCCGTCTAGAAAGCATAGGAGGATAAACAACCAGATAGAGATGGCAACAATTACAGCGACAACCCCAGTGGCGCAGACCCGTTACTTATCCATCGCTGACTCGTCCGGGGAAACCTTTGTAGTCATCCTGCCACCAGACTACCAGGCGGAAACCGAGCGCGGGCAAATGCTCAGCAAGCGAACCCTTGTGCCGGACGGCACGATGCTGCGCACACAGGTAGAGACCAACCTGAACCGACTGTGGGCGCTTGAGATCTGGCTTACCTACTCCGAGACCAACCTGGTTGTCGAGTTCGAGGACGAGGATGGCAAAGTGACCAAGACCGTCAAGTTCGAGCCCAAAGACGAGATGAGCCGCGCAGAGTTCCTGAACCGTCTAGGACAGCTACCGCCTGGTATCGTGTACGAATGGCACAGCTGTGTCGTAGACATCGTGAGGGACTGGGCGGTCCCTTTTTAGCAGACGGCTTCGATAACCCTATTGAGAGGCGCGAGGCCATTGCTGAGGAGACCCAGTGGTATCTGATGGCCCAGGACGGGTTGGAACTGCCACCTGGCATCAATCCCACAGAGATGCCAGACTGCCTGATCTGGTTGCTCCAGGTGGAGCGCTGGGGGCTGCCCCTCGCGGGTGGCCACTTGAACCAGCCTCACCACTTCATGATGGACATCGAGGCCGCCTCCCTGGGGCGGGCGCGGGTGACCGCAACCAGAACAGCTAACCTTCGTCTGCAACAGCAGTACGCACAGAAGCACCCGCAACCGGAGTAGACACTATGGCCACCATCACAATCGCTGACTACCTGGCTCAGATCCTGGAGACGGGCGGCAGGCCACAACAGACAGGGCGCCAGCCGACTGCGGCAGACTGGGCCTCGGGTATCAACCCATCCACGCTCAACCAGCCCCCCTTCGGAGCTGGTGCACCGGTTGACTACGGTGCTCTTGGCTCAGCCGCGGAGGAGCTCGAGTACGGCATGGCCTACGGTGGGCTGCCGGGAGCACTGGAGCAAGCCGCACTCTACAGCGACCCCAACGCGCTCGCAGGCCTGACCGTTCGCGGGCGTGGAGACCAGCCAGGGCTCCGGGACATTGCTGGAGAGCTGGGGGTTCGTGGTCGTTCGACGATGCGGAAGGAACAGCTCATCTCGGCGATCACTGGCGCTGCACCGTCCGCGGCGGACTTGGGCACTGAACTGGGCCGCTTTGGCGGGACAGACATCGCACTCATGCAGTCGCGCATGACCCCAAGCGGCGCCGGGTATGCCACCGGCTTGATGGGTGGGCGGCAAGAACTGTATGCCCAGTCTCAGGCTCTCTTCGGGTTCGGAGCACAGAATGTGGACGTTGCTCTGGAGCGCGCCGGCATCTCCTGGCAGCAGGTCTCTGATATGACCCCGCAGGAAGTTTCCACTGTGCTGCATGGGCCGGTTGCGAACGAGTTCATGGCCCGTGGTGGCGCTCGTACATTCCCACCCCCCGAGTCAGGTGGACAGCCTGTCTACTTCTCACCCAGGGCCAGGGCCGACGTTGATGCTGAGATGGAGGGTGGTGCTGGAGAGAGCTATGCTGCTCGATTGTCCCCCAGCGCACCGCGGGCCGCTCTGCCCCAGTCATGGATGCTGCAGCGGGGGCGCTCGCCTGGTGGCGAGACCCAGCTAGGACCGCAGGAGTTCTACCGTGGTGCTGGCCTGGTGGGCCAAGTCTCCCATCTCTTGCAGGAGCCCGGCATTGCTGGGATCATGGGTGAGGGAGGGGGTGTTGAGAGCCTGGTAGCTGGCGACCCAGCCAAGGTAGCCAAGCGGCTCTCCCAACTGTCGCAGGAGCACGGCATCCGCATGACGGGGCTGCCTGCAGCGCAGTCCAGGGTACTGGGTCAGGCGGCCAAGATACCCGAGACAGTACAACCAGCTCGGGCCTGGGTCTCGATGGGCGAGTGGATGGCACAGGGCTCTGGGCTCTATGGCACACACCTGGGCCGCCCTTACGCCGAACTTACACGCCGCTTACGTCTACCTAAAGGGGCAGAGGTCACCGCCAAGCCAGGCCAGCGCTTTGCTGGTGGTGAGCGTGTCCCTGTCTTCGGCGGTCACGTGGGCCTGGAGTTCGGCAAGAGCTACGAAGAGATCATCGTGCAGTCCGCCACTGCAGTCAAGAAGTTCACTGAGAAGGGCGACCCCTACCAAGAAGTGCAGTTCCAGGCATTGGGGATGATGCCCACTGGCACCCTGGTGGCTGGCAAGCATGAGCTCAAGGCAGGCATGACTGGCTCCGACCTGCCCACCAAGATGGGCGTTGACGTGGTACTGCCCCCGAACGAGCTCTACCAGCTGGGTGCCCTGGTTGGCTCAGCTGCGTCCCCAGAGCTGGCAAAGGAGATTTGGGGTGAAGAGGCCGGCCGCTGGGGACCAAAGAGCGGTAAGCAGTTTGCCGACTGGCTCCAGGGACCCAAGAGTCCTCTGGAGGAGCGGTTGCTGCCCGCACAGACCTTCGATCCGGCAGATCCCGTCACACAGCGCATGGCAGAGCTGGGCAGGCTGGTACACCCCACAACGGGGGAGGTGCTGACCAAGGAGACGCTTGGCAGCGCGCAGGCTGGCCAGACAGGAGCTATCACTGCCCGGCTGAAGGACATTGGCTTCGAGGCTGACGTGGGCCTGCGGCTCTCGATGGTGTTCTCTGGTAAGACGCAGATGATCAAGCCAGAGGCGTTCATGGCCATCGCTGAGCAGCACCCCCGCCTGGCCCATGAGCTGTTCCGAGGTGGTCTGCGACACCAGGCAGAGATGTCCCACATCCTGGGTGCAGTAGCCGCCGAGGAAGACCCCGAGAGCGAGATGGGGCGGGCGTTCATCGAGAAGGCCGTGCCTATGACCGAGCTGGGTAAACAGTACCCGCAGTTCCTGCAGCGAGCCCGCGATGTGATGACCGAGTCTGGCATTGAGGCCCCGGAGGACCAGCCCGACGTTCTTCAGGGCATCACGATGGGCCTGGTGGGAGAGGCGTACAAAGGCCGGGGCATCTCAATGGAGGGCGAAGAGGGCACACGTTACTTGCCAAATATGGCAATCTTGGGCCGCAAATTCGGTTACCCCTTCCAGGAGAACGTCCTCAACCAATTGCCCCGCCAGGCAGCCCAGCTGATGGAGTACGAAGCTGCGCGCTCGGCTGGGGGTCGGCAGTACATCCCTGCAGAAGCAATGCCAGAGGGCAAGTCCCCCGAAGACTACACCCCCGAGGAACTGGCCACAATGGAGAGGAAGTATCGCACGGGCCGTGTCGAAGCGGCAGCGGCTGAGTTTGGTGAGGCTACCTCCAGCAAGGAAACCCTGATGAGCCTGCTGGGGGTGCGGGCGGGCAAGTACATGGTGAGTGCCCACCCCACAGCAGAGCCGGGAGTGGCTCCCAGCAGATATGTGACGAGCGAGAGACAGCTGCGTAAGATGGTCGTGGCACCTGGTGCCTCCGAGGAAGAGCGAGAGGAACTGCTGCAGCAGATCCAGGCTGGTGAGGTTGAGGGACCGCGCCTGGCTATGGTGGGCTACCCAATTGTAGACCCTGGCCAGGCTAAGCAGGTGCTGGGCTACACGCCGCGAGAGGAAGCGCTGGAACGTGGCATTGCTCCCTCCGCAGAGGAGTTTGAGGAGCGGTTTGCCGGGCGAGTTGGCGTTTCAGCTCTGGGTTTCTACAGCCAGGAGAAGGACCTGGATGTTGATGAGATGCTCCGCATGGTGGGGACCAAGTACGGCCGTACCGAAGAAGGCGGCTGGCGGGCAGAGCACATGGCGCGGCAGTCCACCACCCAGGATATTCTCCAGATGACCACCAAGGGTGCCATCTCTGGCGAGCTTGGGCGTCACCTGGAGAAACTGGAAGAGCGGTCTACGATGGGGGGAGTCCGGGAGTGGATCACGAGCCAGACTGGTGCTGAACCTGCAACCGTCGAGCAGCTCCAGACGAAGTCTGAGGACAAGGCGCTGGGTGGTATCACCAAGGGCATGATGTTCAACGTGTTTGCACGCCGGATCTCTGGTCGAATGCGTGGTGAGCCTGAAACAGAGGCAGCCCGCCGCACTGTAGCCACGCCGTTCCAGACCGCACTGGACCTTGCTGAAGTCAAGGGTGGTTGGAAGGGTATCCTGGAGCGCATGTACACCTTCGACATAGCCACGAAGGGGTGGTCCTCGGATTGGTCGTCCCCCAGCGACGAGGCAGAGGGGGGAGAGGAGAGGAAGGGCAAGCCACACCACGTCCGCACGATGGGCGAGTGGGCTGACGTCAACATCAGGGATGTTCTGAGTCTCAAGGGAATGAAGGATCAGCCTATTGACCCGCAGCACTTGGCGTCAATGCTGCTGCGCCCCAGTGCTGGCCGGGAACGCTGGGAGAAGCTCACCACTGCGATCGGGGAGCAACAGGCTGGAGCGCAAGGAACGCTTGGAGACATCCGTGAGCTGGTACTGGGGGGAGCCGACCTGGGAACCGCAGCTGGTCTGCAGCAGGTCTACGAGGAGTCGCCCCTACTGGGTGCTGGTCTGGAAGCTGCCGCGTTCCGAGCGGTGGAGAAGGGCACTGCTGGAATTGGAGAGAAGAAGTGGCGGACGACAGCCAAGGGTGCCAAGATCGGCCAGCAGCTCAGTGAGTACGAAGCCTGGCTATCCGAGCGTGGTGGGGAAGTCAAGGGCTACATCGGGGCCATGTCCCCGCAGACCCACCTGGACAAGCCACCCTCCTTGTACCAGCGGTTCCAGGCTGTGCAGAAATATGCGACAGGCCACCCAGCGGTTTCTCCCGCGCTGAGAGCAAGTGTTGAGCGAGTGTCCGGCCTGGCTGGCGGTGTGTCAGCAGCCGCCCCTGCAGCTGAGGCAATGCAAGAGGCTGTCTCACCAACCGTGCCGCCGCCGCCCCCACCTCTGACACCCCGCACAGAAGCCAGTACACGGTTTGCACAGATGCAGGCCGAGTTTGAGGCTGCGGCTCCTGAAGAGCAGGCGACACAGCGTGCCGACTCACTGGCACTTGACCCCAATGGGGGCTATGAGTTTGGCGCTGGTGATCCTGCCCGGGGTGCGCAAGGAGCTCGACGGCCGCTGACTGAAGTCGAGCGTGCACCACACGAAGATGTCACTGAGGGCCTGACCTGGTCGGACCCGCTGGGCATCGCCCGGGCCTTGCGGAAAGGCATGAGGCCAACCGATCAGCCACCCGCCGCTGCTGCTGGAGGAGTAAGGCCTCCCACGGCCCCACCTCCGAGCGCCGGCAGGTACTCACTTGGGCAGCAACCTCCACCTCCACCTCCGCCTCCACCCGCTGGGGCAGCGCCTGCGCCTGAGCCAGAGGCAGAGCCCCAAGCATTCGCAGCGGTGAAGGACTTGGGACTTCTGGGAGAAGCGTACCCCAGTGGCTTCCGCATCGTCCAGAAGCCCGGCTTTACGGGCGTCTTCCCAGCTGACCCCAGTGCAGGGGAAACAACGCCGGAAGAGTAGTCCAAGTATCCAGCCCTGCACAGCGTGCCAGTCAGATTGCGCGTCTAGGCCAAGCAGGAGTAACCGGGGCTGCGCTGACTGGTATAACCCGCATGCAGACTGGCCAGGGACTCACTACCCCCCAGGCTGCTGCAATCATGGGAGCCACTGGCTACGCGCCTGCTGTCCAGGGTGCAGCTGACGCCCTGGAGAAGTTCACCGAGACAGTCGAGAGCGCACGCGGCCACCTGGAGAAGTACGGCGACGAGATGAAGGAACAGCTGGATCTGTTCCAACAGGGCCGCTTGAGGATGGGCGACAAGGCTGCCTGGGGCCGTGACGTCCGCGCGATGGTCGGGATGGGCCGGGGCATCGTCGGCCAGGCTGAGGCGCTTGGCCAGCCTGTTCCAGAGGGCCTTGCTGGCGATGTAGCTGGTTGGCAAGACATCCTGGGAGCCGCTGGTGGTGCTGGGATGGGTGGTGGGATTGGCCGGGGCTTTGAGGGTGCACAGCGTGGTGGTCGCCTTGACCCGTTCATCCCCTCTGGACGCAGCATGTATGCAGGTGGCCTGGGCCAACTGGCCTGGGGCATGTTCAACATGCAGCGCCTCTGGCGCTACACCGGCGGCCAGGTCACGAAGGCGATGGGCCAGTACGTGGGCTACCAGGCTCAGCAGCAGCAAGCGATGGCCGGGCTGGGTATTGGGGAGGGCTACGGCGGCGATGTAACCGACATGATGTCTGGCCAGGCTGCAATGGAGCGGGCCAAGCTGGGCTTCGGACGGGCCGCCTGGGAGACCTGGGGCTTCGTACCACGGGCGCTAGGCAAAGTGGACGCCAAGATGGAGCCCAACGTCCTACAACGGGCTGGTACGCTTGCGCCGCTGGCCGCGCCACCAGTGGCACTTGGAATGGCCAGCGCGATGGCCAAGGGGATGGGGCTGACAGGACTGGCAGGCGGCCTGGGCCTTGCTGGCACACTTACTGGTTATGCGGGTGTCGGTCTGGGCCTGGCTGCAGCAGGTGTCTACGGCACAAACGTAGCACTGGAAAAGACTGGTGTGGCTGGGCAGATCGCGGGTGCCCAGGAGAGAATCGCGGGGGAAGGACGCTTCTACCCTGGTGTACCAGGGATGCAGACCTTCTTGCCAGGGGCGGAGCAACTGGACCAGGCCCCCTCGGCTGGCGTGCAAGCGTTTCAGCAGGCGTCAGCGGAGCTCCAGAGGGAGTTTGAGGGACTAACGCCACAGGGGGCTGACCAGGCTATTGCTGCCTACGGTCGGACCACGGGCCGTACGCCGGAGATGGCTGACTGGTCTGCAGAGGACATCCAGGCAGCCGGTGGAATGTCCCGCTTTGCACCTGCGCTTCAGGCTGAGGTTGGTGGCGGCGCAGCGCAGCTGGCAGGGGCTGCTGGTATTTCAATGGGCCAGCCAGAGATGGCTGGGTTCGTGGAACGCTACCGTCAGCTCGGTCCCGCGGAGCGTCGGGAGCGCGGCCAGGTTGCTGGCTTGCTCGAACCGCTCCAGCAGCAGTTCCTCCAGGCCACTGGGCAGAGAGCACCAGTTGCGGACGTGTGGGAGATGGACATCCCACAGGCAACCAGGGCTGCGCAGCTGGGACAGGGCGCCCAGCTCCCCTGGTCCAGACTGGGGCTAGAGCAGGGACGCCCTGAGTTCGTCACGACGCAACCCGAGACGGGGATGCCGGTTGGCACTACGTGGGGTGGCGGGATCCTGGCCCAGGGTATGCAGGCTGGCCGTTTCCAGATGGGTGAGCAGGCTGGTGCTACCTTCGAGCGCGAGCTGCAGGCGGGCAACATTGTCATCAACGCTGAGGAAGCTACCCTGACGATCGGTGGTAAGCAGGTGCCTTTCACCCAGCAGGGGCTGCAGGACTACAGCCAGCAGCTACAGCGCGCTCAGCAGGGACGGCAGTTTGAGCAGCAGGCGACGGGCCTGGCAGCACGATACGCCTACACCACTGGCGGGACAATGGAGGGTGCCCCAGCTGGTGCACCGGACTTTGGGCGTGGCCAGTGGGCTATCCAGGATGCGATGACCGCTGCGCAGCGCGGATACCAGACAACCCAGTTTGGCTTCCAGCGCGAGCAGCTGGGCATGCAGGACCGCCAGTTCAACGAGCGATGGCAGCAGCAGGCGCAACGCTCTGGTGTCCAGTACCAGTGGGGGCAACAGGACATTGGGACTCAGTGGGCACGTACCCAGAAGCGCTTCCAGTGGGGTGAGGAGGACATAGCCTACAAGGGTGCTCAGAGCACCATGCAGTACGGCTGGGGCCAGGAGGACATCCAGGAGCGCATGCGCTATGCTACTGGCCGTGAGCGCCGCCAGCTGATGAAACAGCAAGAGCGCGCTACCGTCTCCTACGCGATGGGGATGGGCCGCCTGGATACCGAGAGCGGGCGGTTGGACGAGCGCCGTAAGTGGGCTGAGGAAGATCACCGTCGCACACGCAGCCGCTTCGAGCAACGCTACCGCTGGTCCCGACAGGACATGGACCTGCAGAAGCGGCACCATGAAGAGCAGATGAGCCTGGCCAAGCGGCGCCAGGGAGCTTCTGAGGAGTACTTCAACCAGACAAACGCACTCCAGGATGAGATGCGCGAGGCATCCCGTGAGTACTGGGAGTTCCAGTTTGGGCAGCAGAAGACTGCCCTCGAGCAGGCAGAGACGCTGTGGGAACAGCTGAACACCATCGGGGATCTGCAGGCAGACCTGGCCACTGCTATGCAGCAGCAGACGTCGTGGTTCGCTGCCCAGTTCATGCCGGACGGCGGGGTGAACAAGGCTTGGCACGGGTTGGTAGGCGACATGTTGAGCGGAATTGGCGCGCTGCGGTCGGCTGCGATGGACTACCGACGCTACCTGTCCAGCAACCCCTACAGCAGCATGTCAAGTCACAAGTAGGAGGAGTAGATGGCTGCGAGCATCCAGAACCACATACACTTGGACACAGACGATCCGCCTACGGCGACGTACAAGGCCGAGCACGGTACGCTTGACGTGACGCCCGCAGCTGCCGTGGTAACCGAGCGTGCAGTTCTGGGCAAGCTACACGTCCATCGACTGCTGGATGCTGGTGAGCCAGTGCAGTTCCGGTCTGACCAGCTGCAGATCCGCGCTACCCTGGCGGAGATGCTGACGCTGCGTGCGCTGGCGGGCAAGAGGGTCTACTACGCCCCTCACTACCACGACGATGACGAGGACGGTGGGGGCAGCCTCAAGGCGTGGGCAGCAAGCTCAGTCTACGTCAACCGCATAGTGCTGATGTACCGGCCAGGCTCGCTCACTAACAGGAACCCCGCTGCAGACCTGTGGTTTGTCACCATCGAGATGGTGGACGACAACGTCACGTAGTCCGCGGCGGACTTGAGGAAGAGATGATCACCGAAACCGAATCTGGGCTCACAACTGAACAGTACGCAGCCATCCAGGCTGCAACGGGGGACTTGGCCATCGAGGTCTTGCTCCAACGCTACGGCCCGGTGTGGACGTCCCACGACACCAGCCCAAGCCAGTCGGGGGCCAACTTCGATGCCGCTATTGCATCCACCTACCTGCTGCGCGTCTATGTCGGCGACACCTCCACTGTAGCAGTGGAACGGCTGCCCAGTGAGAGCGGTGGTGACCAAAACTGGGCGGCCGGCGCCTGTCCCATCAGCGACGTAGACGTTGAGGTGGCGCCCACCCTGGTGACAGATGGCTTAACAGCCCGCCTCTTCTACTACACCACGGATGGCAAGATTTGCTACGTCGAGTGTGCTGACATTAGCACGACCTTCGTTTTCGATGCACCGGTGGAGGTGGGCGAGGTCGCTGGCGTGATTCAGCTGGCTGCAGTCAGCACCACCAAGGTCTACTACATCACCCAGGACAGCAACACGCTCAACCGTCGCCTGCGCTTCTACCACTTCAACGGCTCGTGGTCCGCTACCAGCAGCGACATCTACTGGCCGTTCCCCATCTACGGCTTCGATGCTGTAGCGATGACCGGCCTTGACCTGCTCATGATGACGTCTGAGCTCCCGCCGCTGGTGGGCTCCCGGGCAGTTGGCTCAGAGATCACCACGAAGGTAGAGCGCGTCCAGGGCGTCGTGGCCTTCCGGGTGCAGAACGGACGCTGGTCTGACCACCATCTTGTTGACGTGATTGACCGGGTGGAGACACACCCAGCCCGGACAGACCTGCGCCTGTCCTACGTCAACAGCACCCTATTTGCCACCTACACCCGCTGTGGAGGTGGGGGCAGCTACACCTACAGCAAGCTGGCAATCTGTCGCTCGAAGGACGCCATAGGCTGGGAGTTCCCGGAGCTGGTCGAGACAGCCCTCGCTCCTTGCCTGGTGCTCCCCCGTGCAGACTACTTATATGCAGTAGGAGTTAACCGCACGCTGCGCTCTCCCTGCTGCGCGTGGGCAGGTCAGACGCCAGTCCAGCAGGACGTGACGACCAGCATACTGAGCGTGGAGTCTATGGCGGCGGAGATCCGGGATACCTCGCTGGGCATTGCCAACGTCAGTGACGTGCTCGCGGGCACCCTGGCCAAGTCCAACGCTCGCATCCAGGCCATCTACTACCTGGGCTACGTGGTGGGCGGTGACCTCAGTGACATCCTCAAGGTGCAGGTTAGCACCGAGGACGTGTTGATCCGGGGTGAGGAGCGCATGCTACCCCGGCACGGACTCACGCTGACTACCCAGGATCGGCTAGGGCGGCTCAACCGCACAGTGTCTGACTTCGCTGCTGAGTGGCCTGGCCAGCAGGCGGGTCGTGACCCTTATGACGATCCCTCCGGCACGGGTTACGGTGGCTTGCGGTTCACCGCCCCTTACGAGGGCTCGTGGAAGGCCTCGAGCGGGATGTGTAATCTCATCTCAGCTAACCGCGAGGGCCTGGCAGTCAGCACCCTGGTATCCAGCGCATTCAACGGCTCTGCACAGACCGCCTTCAAGCTGTACACAGAGAGCGAGGGAGAGTACGCCGGCCTGGCCTTCCGGGTGTTCGACAAGGACAACCTCTTCTTCGTCATCTACGACCTGGACGCCGACAAGATCTACCTCAAGAAGCGGGTGGCTGGCACCGATACCACACTGGCCACGTCTGCGGCAATGAGCTGGGGAGTCCTAACCTGGTACTACCTCAAGGTGCGGACACACTACTCAATGGTCTACGTCTACTACAGCACCGATGGCATCACCTGGACCGCGCTCTCCTGGGACAGCGGCAGTGGTGAGATTGCTGGTGTACCAGAGGGGCAAGTGGAGACCGCGTACGATGGCTTCTCCGGCATAGCAGGTAAGTTTGGTCTCATTGGCTACGGCTACTCCGAGGACGACGAGTATGACGGTTGGGACCCGCAGCCTTGGGAGCCCATCATCACGGATGACATACCGGACACACCCAGTGTGGCTGTGGTGTGGTCGATGGATCAGCTGGCAAGGACCACTGCTTTTGACACCTCGTACCCAGTTTGGGAAGACTTCACTCCCGGCGACGTGGACTACATCTACCGGGTGTGGCGAGACCGGGGCAGTGGGTTTGCAGCCTGGATGCTGGGTGGCTATGACAAGGAAGATGCCAACGAGGGCTTGTGGCACATCGACGACGTGCGCACGGGCAGCTGGACGCTGGTGGCTTCCCAGCTTAACTTCCGCAACGCCACGATAGCTGCAGGTGGCAGTGGCGACCACAGTGTGCGTCACGGTATCTCCCACAGCCCGGGCCTGTTCTGTGCTGTGGAGAACAAGGGTTTCTCCGGTGACGATGGCTCGGCGATACACGTCTGCAATACCAGTGGGATCGTCAACACCTGGTGGAGTGACGACCTGGACTGGTACTACTACGGCTCAGATGGCGAGGGCACCTATGAAGCCTTCCGCTGCCGCAGCAGCTTCGTGGAGCACACAGACCAGGTAGCGTACTGGAACGGCGCAATCTACGTCACCGGACGTGGACGCTGGAACCCCGACGCTGTGGTGTGGACATACGAGCACGGGGCCTACGCCAAGTCCACGGATGGTGGCTACAACTGGGTCATTCACACGAAGACAGGCGGGCGGTACTCAGACGGCCAAGGCCCCCGTTCCCTGGGCATCGCTGGTGGTACGCTGTACACCTTCTTGCTCGAGAGCGACCAGTACTCAATCTATGACCTGATCGCGTGGAACGAGGTCATACCACCGGGAGACATACACGCCAACTACGCCACCGGTGCCTGCAGCCACTACCACCCCTCTGCGCTCTTCGTACCGGCACGCGGCAGTGTCGACGCGGACGACCACGGCTACATCTGGCGTGATGGCGGTGAGCTCATCCGGGGTGAGGACGTTTGGCAAGAGCAAGGGGACCTTGGCCGCTCCATGATCCCGCGCTCATTCGTGGCCTACCCCAAGGGCTCTACCAGGGGCTGCTTCGTGTACGACGAGAATGCCACTGACCCACCACTCGTGTATTGGCTGGGGGGCGGTGCACCCTACGACAAGACGGGCAACCTGCTGACCGTGCTGGGTGGCTCGTGGAGCGGCTCGTATGATGGTGGGACGGGAAAGCACTACCTCTTCGACAACGCAGCGATTCTATTCTTCTGGGAGTAGATGATGGGTGAACACGTAAAGTTCAAACTCTGGCAGTGTCACGACGACAGGACAGCGCTTGATCAGGAGCGGGCGATCAAGCGCATCCTGGCCTTCGCAGGCGTCCACGACACGTCCGCCGCAGACGCGATCAGTGAACCCTTCACCTCTGGTGACCTGTCTGACTTCAACCTGGAGGAGCCCGAGAGCACATGGGAGATCACAGGCGGCGCCCTTCAGGGCTCGGGCAGTGGGGGAGTCCAGTGGTACAAGGTTCGCCACACGACCGAGCTGGAGTACGGCTTCGTCGCCACCTTCGACAAGACGGGCAACAATGGTGGCTACCTGTTCCAGTGTGACGATGACTACGACGGGTATCTGGTCTGGTGGACGGGGACTGCAGTCGGCCTGTCGGCAATCGACGGCAACACAGAGGACAAGCTGACCAGCATCCCGCTGGCCGAGACTGGGGACGCCAGCGTGGTCGTAGCAGTGTGGCCCCAGCACCGTACCAGCATTGATCAGATCGACGACCTGGCTGTGATGGTCTGGTTTGACAACAAGCACCTCTTCACCTACACGATGCCGTACAACACGAGCAAGACAGGCATGAAAACCGGCTTTGCGGTTCACCAGTCCAACGTGGCTACCTACGACAACTATCGCGTAGCCCAGCTCCACCAGCTGATAGAGTGGACGTCGGTTGATCCCGGTGAGCCTGCGTCGGCCGGACTGTCCCGCGTGATTGCCTATGAGCAGATCAGGATACAGGCCCGCTACGATGGCAGCGTCAGGATGTGGCGCAACGATGGCGTGGACGTGGACTGGGTTATGCCCTCCAACCGTGCACTGACTACCGTGGAGGAGAGGCAGCTACACCCTCCCTCCCACTTCCGGCTTGTCGGGGCACTGCACGAGATCGACGCATTCCGCACTGGTGATCAGGGCCACATCTTTGTCATAGGCCAGGATCCCAACGCGCTGTCTGAGGATGAGACCGCCAGCCGGGCAGCCAGGCGGCATGAGACCATCACTGAGAGTGCCCGCATCCTGGCCCTCATCATGGCCCCCAACCCAGTGTTGGAGCCAGAGGACGTGATCACTGCGGAGGGCGCTGACTGGCGTGTGTCCTCAGTCAACTACCGCGCCAACTGGCGTGGCTCTCCCCAGGCCGGGGCGCCGGTCCTGGAGTCCAACACCAAGACAAGGGAGTGTCTGTAATGGATCTCGTCACCCTGCGCCGCATCATCCAGCGAGAGTCCCCGGTCAGGCTAGACGTGGGCACTGTCGTCGCGGCGGACCCGCGTGGCACGCGCTCGGTGAGTGTGCGCCTGTCAGGCGGGCACGTGTGTTCTCGTGTACTCACCTGCGTTGACGACCTGGAAGTCGGCGACCAGGTGCTCATAGCGCGCATGATGCAGCTCGGCAAGGTGGTCGTGCTGGGCCAACTGCTGAGCGACGCCTACCCCACCCTGGCCAGGAGCGGCATCCTGGCACCACCCGACAATCTGTCGTTCACCCCCGTGCCGGCCGCGATCGTAGTGCGGTGGGACACCTACCCCGGGGAAGACCTGTGCTGGCAGGTGCAGTACAACTCATCGGCCTCGGGCACCGGTGCAACCGACGAGCTGGTTACGCGAGGTTCCTACTACACCCACTACGTGGTGGACAGCAGCGGCGATATGGACCCTGCTGCTACCGTCTACTTCAGGGTACGGGCTGTCCGCTGGCTGGGCGACAACAACGTGATGTACTCAGCCTGGTCCTCCTGGGGTAACGCCACCAGTGGCGGCCACAACCTGCGCGAGATCGTTGAGCTGGAGTTCGAGGATGCCACTGAGCTCACGCTTAACAGTCAAGGCCAGATCACCCGCACGCAGGTCTACCACACTGTCGACACCGAAAACAACGATCCCACCGATGACCTGGTCAGAATCCAGGGTGGCACTGAAGGGGATCTGATCATCATTACCCCGGCAGACGATGGCCGCACGATCGTTGTCAAACACGACGTGAACAACATCTGGCTCATGGGCAAGGCTGACATCACGCTCGATGACCTGAACGACCACCTGATACTGATCCGCGAAGCCAGCAGCAAGTGGTGTGACCTGGGCGGCGGGGGTGGCGGGGGTGGCTCCAGTACCTTCCTTGGCCTGACCGACACCCCGGCCGACTACGTAGACGACGGTGGTAAGTGGGTGCGGGTCAAGGACACCGAGGACGGTCTGGAGTTTGGCGACCTGTCAGACCTCATTGGTGACCTTTCTGACCTCGAGGACGTGTCGGATGACTCACCAGAGGATGGGGATGCCCTGGTGTGGAGTCAGGCCAGCTTCCACTGGGAGCCCGGGCTGCCCCGCATGACCTTCCCCGAGCTGACCGACACGCCGGCCAACTACGTGGGCCACGCCAGGAAATTCCCGATGGTCGACGATGTGGGAGCTGCCCTGGTATTCATTGCTGCTGCTGGCTGGCTGCAGGTTGGTGACAACAGCGAGCTGCGCTGGCAGCCGGACAGCTGTGCCCGGCTGCGTGGCGGCGTTGTGGTGGAGTATCCTGATCCAGACGGTGCCTTTGCCAGCGCAAACCAAGCTGGCGATGTAGTACTGGTGCCGCCAGGCGCGTGGACCCTCACACAGACACATTCACTGGCTAACCATGTTGCCGTGTTCGGTCTAGGGCCGGCTGAGAGCTGCATTCTACAGTCCACTCTTGCAACGCCTATTCCCATAATTGCGGTATCGAAGGCCGCAATTCAGAATGTGAGTATCGACTTCAAGACAACATATGCAGGTACGATTGTAGGTTTGGCGCTGAGTTCTGAGTCAGTCGCAAGAACCGTGTTGGTACGTGCGGAGAATGAGGACACAGGCATAGCTCCGGCTGCGTATGGTATACAGGCAATCGGTGCCGATGTCCTCGGCTGTCGCACCCGAGCGTACACCAATGGACGGGGCGGCACTGCTGGGGTGAAGCTCACCGGCGGTAGCATGGAGGACTCGTACTGCTACGCCTACACAACCGACGCAGCAGGAAACGTACGTGGCATCGAGACACTGAGTTCACCAGAGATTTCACGAAGCACTGGCAAAAGTGCGGGGCAGGCCGGGAGCACCAGATATGGTATACTGTCCAGCACTGGTGTCACGGTCCTCAGACACTGTTACCTGTCTGGGGACACTTGTGACATTAAGTGCACCACCCCTGGCGACGCGGTTGTGTTGTACTCGGTTGAATACAATACCGTGGATGACATCACCAAGATGATATATCGGGCCGGTGACCGCACAGCGGGTGACCACAATGAGTACATCACCGGCTACTGGACGTACGACCACCAGGTACGCTTCAAGGAATTGGCGGCACACCCAGTTGGCCCGGGAACGTCGGGGTACGTAGAACTGTACGCGAAAGACCTTGCTGGTCAAAGCAAGTTCTACTTCAAGGACGACACGGCAACCTCCTGGGAGATTGCTGGCGTAGCGCGTGATGTTGCAGTGACAGTCAGGGCCGTAGGTGGCGATTTCACGACAATCCAGGCCGCGATTGACTTCTTCAAAGGGTGGATCGTGATGGGGACCTGCACCATCACGTGTGACCCAGATGTGTATGTTGAGCACGTGTCGTTTGCAGACATCGTGATGGGTGCGGGAAGCGCCCTGCAGTTGCTTGGAGACGCACGACTGCTGGCTGGCGCATCGTACGTTGATGGCATGTTGCTCGACCGTCTTGCCGTGTTTGGACCCAACTATGGTAGTGGTCTTTGTGCACTGGCTAATGCGGGCAACAATATAACGGTCACTGGCGCGACCACCAATCCCGACTTTGACGCAGACGGTTGGGGCGCCGGGGACCGCATCCTTGTGAAAGACAACGCAAACGCCATCACAGAGCAGACGATTGATTCCGTACTCAACAACGTGATCACGCTGACAGGGGCCGCGCCTGCAGTTGGAAACAACGGCTCGGCCATTGGGATGGTGCCAGACAGGGCAATCGAACCGGCCACAGCGGGGGTTTGTGTGACCGCATCGGGCCTAAAGGGCATACAAGTGTGGGGCTTCTACTTGAAAAGCTCAACGGGTACCAGCTGTCACGGTCTGCAAGCGGGCGCTGGTGCTGCCGTGGGCTACCGCCATCTGCTCGCGTACTGTGAAGACTATTGTTTCTACTCTAGTGGAGCGGGCACGAGTATCAGCTTCAGTGGCTACCATCCGTCCAGCTGTTGGTCTGGCAACCCAACCAACAACCTGATGGTGATTTCGACTGGCGGTGCTGCTATCGCGTGCACGTTCCTACAGGTGGTTGGCCCGGGCATTGTCACCACCACAAGTGGGTTCTACTCCCAGCACCTGGCCAGCATTTGGGCTGTGTACGTGGAGGTCTCTGGTTGTGAGACTGCTGTCAAAGCAATGTGGCAATCGGAAATCTTTGCGGCACTGTCCATGGTAAGATACAACGATGTGGGCTACCAATCGACAGGCAACTCGATGATCGTAGCCACTACTACAATGGGGTACGTGAACAACATCACTGACTACGACCCGGACCCGCCCGGTGGTAATCAGTACGAAGAGAGCCCCACCACCTTTGGCGTGTTGTACAAGTCCTGAGCGGGTGGTGTCAAATCTTAAAACAGACGCTGCGTTTCTTCGCCCGCGTGATAATGGTGGTAGCATTGGGGCAAACAGCTACTCAGGAGGTAACTGCTATGGGAAGTCCCACTAAGCTAGGCGCGCACGTGATCAGGTCCGCGGCGGACTTAGGCGACTACATCGGCGCCAAGCCTGCTGTGGTGAAGTTCGTGGGAGACTGGGGCATGTCCGCCCAGGTGCCCGTCAGGGTCCTGGTGGTCGGGCGCAAGCACCAGTCTGACTACGATGCTCAGCACCAGTACACCGCTGGGCTGTC